TAAAAAGAATTCAAGCATTACAAAAATATACTAATATTGAAGTTTTTGTATTTGAATTTTCTCAAACAGCTACATGGTATACTGTTCAAAGAAATCAAATAATAAAGGCTATACCAAAAGATAATTTTTATAGTTGTGGTTGGATTGGTAAATGGAAAGAAGAAAATACTAAAAAACAGCAAAATTTAATTAATTATCTATATGAAAAAGATATTGATATTGTTCATTTAGAAGAGTTACCTGAAAAATGGCCAACATATGGAGATAGTACATTTAATATTGAATTACAAAAAGAATTATATCATAAAAAACGTCCTTGGAAAACAGTAGAAACTCTTCATAGTATTGATTTTGATATTAACACTAAAGTTTTAAATCCTGATGGTTATGCTTTTGTTATTAACCACCATTTAACAAATACATTTAAAAATAAACCTGGAGAAAAAGAATTAATAGAATACCCTATTGATTATTCTATTATTTCAAATAAGTCTAGACATCAAATTTTATCTGAACAAGGGTGGAGATCAATAGGTGAGTATCATATTGTAAATGTCGGTTTATGGACACCAGGGAAAAACCAAAGATATTTAATTGATATAGCAAAAATATTATGGGAAAAATATAGATGGACTTATATATTTCATTTAGTTGGTAATCAAGCACAAAATTTTGAAGATTATTGGAAACCATTAATGAAAGATTTACCCCCAAATATAAGAATACATGGTGAAAAAAATGAAAAAGAAGTAAGTGAATATTATAAAATGGCAGATTTAATGTTATTTACTTCTACTTGGGAATGTAATCCAATAGTATTAAAAGAAGCTATTTCTAATAATATTAAAATAATGGCCTTTAAATTAGACCATTATAAAGGAATATATGACAATTATATTAATTATTTAGATGGAAATGCTTTAGCTGATAAAGAAAAACTTGTAGATGTAATACATTCCCCTATAAAATATAATACAATAATTTCAAACCCAATAAAAGATTTTGCAAATAAACATTTAAAGTTATATGAAGATATTAGTAATAGGAGATAGTTGTACTGATAAATTTATTTATGGAGAATGTAATAGGATATGCCCTGAAGCTCCAGTACCAGTATTTAATCCAATTGAACAAAAATCAAATGGAGGAATGGCAAAAAATGTATTTAATAATTTAGTTAGTTTATCTAATGATTGGGAAATAGATTTAGTTACTAATGAAGATGAGATAACAAAAACAAGATTAGTAGATAAAAAAACAAATCAAATGTTATTAAGGGTAGATGAAGATGATAATTGTAAGAGAGTAAAAAATGATACTATTACTAAACTAGGAGATTATGATGCAGTTGTAATTAGTGATTATAATAAGGGTTTTTTAACTGAAAGTACTATTAAATATCTTATTCATAAATACCCTATGACCTTTATTGATTCTAAAAAACTTTTTAATAAA